GTGTGTGCCGATTAGCTTTAGTATCTGCCCCTGAGCGTTCCATGCCAGACGGCAAAGTAATCCACCTTGTCCCCGGAAGCTGTTTTATCCGTTGCAGATGTCCCGTTAGTTGTATACGAATACCCGGTATCTCCCTGGGCAAAGATGAGGTAACTGTTAGGAGTGGTGTCGGTAAATACGATTGTCTGAGATGTCGGGTTTGTCAGGGTAAAGGCTGCGGAAGCAGGCCATTCATCGTTAGTGTTTTGATACTTATACAAATCACCATCTGCGAATAAGGCGTAGATGTTTGATGAAACCTCTCCAGTTACCTGAAACTCGGTAATGTTAACTAACTCACCTACGTGGTCATTGGTTGCTGACGTAGGCTTTCTTGGGAGAAGAACGTGTCCCTTGAACCTGATCTGGCAGTCAGTCCACCAGGCCCTGTCAGCGGTCGATGGGTCTAATCCACGGTTCCATCCAATACCACCACGGAAGTCGTTCTGCGTGAGGATAGAAGCCCTTGGGTCAGCACCACGTTGAGTGTCACCGATGGTAAAACGTGGGGCAGCAATGCTTACAAGGGTCTTTCGCACCGGGCCAGCAATCTTGTAACGCTTGCTGTTAAGAAGGATTTCGTTTTCACCTATAACAGAAGCCATCAGTCCACCATCTTAGTGCCGGGCCTGAGTGCTGGAAGCGATCTCTCTGCCTGGGCAGCTACTCCTTCAAAGAAGGCAGCGCGCCTGTCATTGTCGTCGGGGTCTGTCGTTCTGCCCCTTGCAAGGCTGAACAGCGACCTACTTGTAGCCCGTGCCACAATCAGGTCAGGGTCCATATTTGCCGTATCTGAGTCAGCAGTCAGGAGAGATGGCAGCTTGTACCCGATCAGGCGGATAAGGTTATATCCCACTTCTTTCCGGGCTGATTCTGTCAGGAATACCTTTCGCGCCTCACGGTCTACCCTGTAAGAACCCGACCACAGCCTGTTATGTACAGCAGATTCTGTCTTTACGGCCTTGATGTCGTTTATCCAGATATATCTTGTGCCGGTCGTTGCATACTTGAGTCCGACAGAAATAATTGCATTATCGAGTTCGGGGTTTGCCAGGGACACACGGCAGTAAGTCCATGTACGTGCGGTCAGGGCAGGCACAGAAAGGGTTTCCTTTATCGTTGCCAAACTAGCTGCACTGCCAAGGCAAAGCGTTATATCCCCTGCGCTGGTAGCAGTAGAAGACTTCATCCAGAACTCAACCGTGTCGTAACTGCGAAGATCCAGGCTTGATATGGCGTGAGAAGTTAATATGTCCCCGGAAGCTACCGACCCGCCTACGTCTGTCAACAGCCGTAAGGAAGCACTGCCTGCCTTGAAATCTTCGCTGTCTTTTGCAACCGTGACATTCCCGTCTGTCTGCTCGGTCCACGCTATGTTGGCCTTCTGTATTTCCTTACCTGAATACTGATACCTGTAGTCAACTTGAGAAACAGCAACCATTGCGGACGGGATATCGTGACGGCTGTCTCGGGTATGACCGTGATTAGAGATGTCTTCGTCAATCACTAATCCACGGGGTGTGCGCTGGGTAATCGCCTGATTGATAAATTCGTGGACACGGTCTGGTGGAAACTCAGACCTCCAGTATTCGTAAGAATCATCAGAAGATGTAGAGCCTGCTGCTGGCTTGAAGGTAAATGTACCAGTTGAACTGGCATAGTCCGTTACGCGACGAATAACCCCATCATTGGCACCGGAGGTAAATACAATCCAGCCACCGTTGTACTCGTCATCTCCGCCAATCGTGCTGGCATCAACGATTGTTGTGGAACTTCCAGTGCCTGTGGCAGAACTCGCAGGCGATTGGTCGAGATTGGAAGCAATAGATCGGCGTATCTGTTCTCTAGTTCTGCTTTGTATTGCAGCCACGATGACCCCTAATTATTGTTGCGCCTGTCTTTGCGCCAGTCTGCTATAGACCTCAACGCCCCTTTAAGGTCATCCATCTTTTCTCTACTTACAGCCTGTGCTGGTTGCGCCGCGTTTGCTTCTTCCTCTGCCTGTTCAGTTGCCTTATGAAGAATCTCGTCAAGCTGGTGACCGCTAAGTCTGCTTGCGCCAGGCACATACACAGGTTGTCCGTTTGGGCCAACGCTAAAAGTTTCCTCTTCCATCGACCCCATAACGCGCTCTAAATCAGCAGGAGGACTGACCTGGCGAAGGTTACGTCTTTGGTTTCCTGCGGATACAGGAAGCCACAGTTTTGCCTTTGCCATGCCAGTCCCCCTAGATGATTACGATCTGATTGTTAGGAGACACATCTGTTTGTGTGTATCTATAGAAGGTATTCCAATCGCAGTACCAATTGACTGAACATCATCGTCACCAGAGAGGTCGTAGAGTTCTGCTCTTCCCGACTCGCTTCCTGCCTGAGATACCTGCAATCCGTCACCAACAATACCTATTACTGCACCGACAGCTACGCTGCCTATACCCGCAGTTTGTATCCAACCGTAGTAACTGGCTGTCATAGGTATAACAGTTACACCCAATGCACCAGTTTCCATAGTGCCATCACCGTCCATAAGCTTTACACCGTCATATGGGTTTGCAAGCAACCCAAAAAGCGATGATGTAGTCAGGGCAGTTCTGATTCCATCTGGTTCGTCAAGGGTGATGATAACCGTGTTGTCATCAGATGCGTCGTGAGCGGGGTGAGACTTAATTCTATAAACCTCGCCTTCACCGGGACCATCATTGAAGATCAAGTACCCATCAGCGTACTGATTTTTAGTCAGGTCAGTCGTTGGGACTTCTACACTTACTGTGGTGTCACCAACAGACGTTGCGTTAGCAGGAACGTTCATGTCGTGAGCGTTTACTGTAAGTGTCGTAGCAGCATCTACAATCATTCCTGCGGTTGAAATAGCAATACCAGCTTGAGCGTAGTAGAAGACTCGCCCATCTGGAGTAGTTGCCCTGGTCCCAAGCCTGTGCTTCTGACCGGAAGTTTCTGCTTTTTCCTGTCCGTATCCTAGATTTACTGATAGCGGAAATGCCATTGTAATAACCCTCCCTGGGTTAAGTTTTGAGCAGGTTCTAAGCCCTGCGATAGTCCGATATTAAAGGCTCGGTCTATCGTTACACCTTTTTAGGTCGCCCTAGCTTTTTAGCAGGGGGATCAACCTGTGCTAACAGACCTGATGCTACAGCTTCAGAAAAGGTTTCAACCTTCGCCTCTACTTTAGCTTCAGGAGGACTCTTGCGGAAGCCCCGCTCTAAGTATACGTCCATGTACGAAATAGGAAGGTTTGGGCATTCAACCCATTTACCGTAACTTTCTTCGTATTTCCAGAGGGATATCTTTTTTACCCCCCCAACAGTCATACCACTCAGACCAGATTTAGCCACAAGAGCCTCCTGATAAAAACTAGCTGGTTGCGTTAGCGGAAGGAGTCGGCTTGTCGTAGAGCAACGCTGCGCCACGAGTATCGTCAACTTCAAACACTGCGTAATCTTCGGTGATAACTACTTCAAACGCTCGCAGGGAAATGTCCCGCTCACGTTCTTCTCGCCTTGCCCTGGCAGCAAGATGACCCAGAGCCGTCTTATCAGCAATAACACCGTAACCGGAGTCGTTGGTGTTGTTGGCGATGTTCCCGTCTTCAAAAATCGGGACACCGGAAAGCTTAATGCCTGTCCAGTAATCCTTGACCGCTGGCTTGTTGAAAGCATCAGGAAGCGGGTAAGTAGACAGAGTATTACCTACGTCTGTTGCCAGCTTCCACACAGCATTGGGGTGGTGGACGATGTAAAGGTCAGACCCAAACTTACCTGCCTTGGCGTTAGCGATAACACCGGACACGTTAGCAAGGTTGAACAAAGCATTGTCGGCACCAATCGCTGTTCCGCCGTTTAGTGACGGGAACAGGGCAATGATGTCGTTGTCTTTCTTGCGCGCCATTGCGTCACCCATCTGGCGACCAATGATCTTGAAGACATCTTCGTTGTTCTGCTGGAGAAGAGTGTCGGTAATAATTACCTTCAGGCCCACTTCAGCAGTCGTAGCGGTGACAGTTGAGACATCAATGTCTTCGGTGTCGATCATGTCTTGACCCTCTGCCAGGTCCTCGGCGGTCATCTGTGCGACCTTCGGAACTGTCAGTTGGTAGTCACCCTTCTTGAGATTGAATTTCTCAACAAGCCCCAGCATCGGGGCGTTATGCTCTTCGGTGTAACGAGCAGACGCGAGCATAATTCGCGACATATTTTGTAGATTCCCAGTAGAGGAAGTCTGTACAGCCATTATTTATTACCTCAACCGAAAATGGTAAGTCCTAGCTTCTGAGAAGCAGCACGAGCCATTTCTGTAGTTATCGCAGCATCACCTGCGTTGTATCTATCTAAAACGTCCTCGGCATTGGTAGGTGCTACATCAGCGGCTGGAGTTACTCCGTTCATTTGCTGTCCGGGGGTAACCTGCTGAACTGTTTTTTCCAGCTTGGAAATCCTCGACAACGCCTTCGCGTGTCGCTCCATAGACTGCGGGTCAGGAAAGTCCTGCAACTCTGCATATGGAATCCCGTACTGTGACGAGAGTTCATACGCCTTGGCAAGTTGTGTGCGAGAGTTCAACTCCTGCTCAACCTGCCTCTGCCGAACTGTTACCTGTTCCGCCTGGACTTTCGCAATATATGCTTCTCTTGCCAGATTGGCCTGGTGACTACCTATTTCCTGTGCAGTCGTATCGTCTAACCCCCGATTTATGTATCGTTCGGTTAGTTCCTGGCCGTACGCAGCTACATCTGCCTGTAAGGTATTGACGTTGGTTTGCTGCTCGGCTAAAGCCCGTGCCTGCTCTGAATATTGAAGCTGTGTTTCCATCTCTGCTATCCGTTTATCGGTAGCAGACTGGTACTTGCGAAACTCCTTGCCTGATTCTGGTGTAGTTCCTTCCGCGCTTTGAGGTTCGGTCTGAGATTCAGTCTGAGGTGTAACCCCGATAGGTGTGTCTGCCGGTTCCGACAAATCCTGTTCGACCTCTGGTTCAGCAACTGCTTCTACCGGAGTTTCGTCAAGACTCGGCGGGGCTTCGGCAACCTCTACCGTGGATTCCGTTCCTTCATCATTCCGCTCAGTAACCATAGTTGTCTCCAGAACATGACACCGCTAGATGGCATATCCCACTTTTTGGGGTTTGTAAATCATAAAGCATCTGCTTGCTACCTGGCAATCATGCTTTGGAACCTAGTTCGCAATTCATTGATTGATTGGAATAACTTCGCATTAGTCTCTTCTGTCTTCTGAAAATCAGGAGGCTTGTCGAAAGCTAATTCTTTTATCTCCCAGACAAGTGGATCTGTATTTCTATAGATATACAGATCTAATTGTTTTTGCTGAGACTCTGAAAGAGAATCACGGAATGCTTCATGTTCTGCGTCTACCGCATCCCAATCTAAACCACCTTCAAGCTGCTCTCCTCTCCACCCAATACTCGGAACTCGTTCGTCCCTGAGAGCAATGACTTCTTCGTGCTTCCTATAGACGCCATACCACACGTTTAGAATCTTATCGAACTCCGACTTAGGATCAGGAACAAACGGAAGATCAAAACCTAGATCTCTTTGTAACTGGTATTTACGTCCCTCTGCCCTATTATTTATATCGCTAACTGTATCTACGAACTCAAACAACTTGCCTCTAATAGATATTTTTTTACCGTCTTCATCAACATACCTGCCAAGATTGGGATGCCCAAGCGTGTCTATTAGGTTGAAAATATCCCTACTTAAAACAGCACGGGTTTGACTTTGTGCATCGCTCTGTATTCTTCGTCTTTCCGTTCTGGATCTTGCACCTTTATCCTCGAAGCCTTCTACATCTCGCATGGCACGACTTCTTATCAGGTCAAACTCTCTGTACTGTGGGCCAAGTACCGGGTCCTGTTCCAGTTGAGATTTCTCAAGGCTATCTAAATCTCCAAAAGGTTTACCGTATTTTTTAAATACGTCGTTCTTAAACTTTTTGTATCTCGGGGCAAAGTCTTCCCCAACAATATATTTCTCATATCCAGACTGGCGAGAGTCAAGAATCAT